GAGAGAATTTCATCTGTCGCGAAAGGCAGCCGTTGGTGCACCGGTGTTGACCTTGTCAATGCCACTGACGGTCTTGATTTGTCTATCTCTAGGGTCTTCCTAGAGGTAGCCAATTCGACGGCCTTTCACGTCCCGCTTGAGATCATGGACTTCGCATTCTCTTCTCTGAATGCGATGGTTGGGTCCCGAATGATCGCGCACGGACAGATGATGGGGATCTACCTTTCCTTCCCTCTTCTTTGTTGTCACTCCTACACGGCTGCCCGGTGGGCGAGTCGTGGTGACAGTACCGCAAGATATCTTGTTAACGGCGATGATACCGTCATCGTTGGGCAAGAACCCGTTCCAGCTCGGTCGTATCCCCCCGGATATGAGCTGAATGACAAGAAGACGTTGCGTTCGGAAACCGTGGTTGAGTTGAACTCTACGGTATTCTTAAAGAAGAGGAATTCTTGGCGGGAGGTCAAGAATTTAAGGAGAGGCGGATTTGATCCTAATTCCTATGCTGGTATGCTTCATGGTGCTGAAGCATGCGTATGGGCTGGACGACCTTGGGCCGAGGCTTTTGTTCGTTCACGCATAGGAAAAGGGTGGAGATTTTTGCCTTCTCAGCTTGGTCTCTTGCAGACCGGGTCTTTCTCGGCTTTCCGCCGGGAGAGATTTCTCCGACAGGGCCTTGGGCTTATGCCCTCGGACCTTCCGTGCCACCCTCCGGTGGTGTCGAAGATGCTTCTGATGTGTACGGGCACACCAGATCCCGATGAGGTTGACGCTCTGATCGACCATCAGTGGCGTTACGGGAGAGAAAAGCAGAAGAGGGAGAAAGATATTGTCCTTTCCGTGGGACAATACCGAAAAGGATTGGTTTACCGAAATCAAGCCAAGCGGACCCTCAGGGGTCTTGCTGCTAGAAGGTGCTTCGGTACTTTCTGGTCGTATGACCCTTGTCGTGCCTCCAGACCGAGGAAAAGGTCGGTGTATTTTGTCCCTGAGGAATACACGTCATGGAAGGAGGAGTTAGGAATCATGGCTTTGTCAAAGTGGGTACCATGATGGGTAATACTGCGTGGCCAGCTTTAGCGGTGGTTTCGGCCGCTGTTGTCGAGGGGTTGATGGGCGGTGTCGGGTGACTAGCCATCACTTGGCTGAGGGTGCTACTTGGTGTGATCTACCTTCTCTTGGTGGCCTTGGCCACGGGCAACATCTTAGGTTGGTTTAACTGTCCAACGAGATGGCCTCTTGATGTCCCAGAAGGGTAAAGTCAGATGATCTCTAAAGAGTCCAAGTACCTAGTTCGTCTACCAGCAGGAGAGCTGGGCCGATTGTTGCGACCGTATGGGC